TATATCAGCTGCTACTTCTTTTTTAGATTTTAAAGCTGCCATTGCTAACGCTGTAGCTCCACCTGCACTTGCTCCTGTTTGTTCTAATGTATCTAAAGTATTAGCTAAAGCTATATCAGCTTCTTCGGCTTGCATTTCTGCAGCCGCTGTAGATACTGTTAGTTGATTAAAAGGATTACTAATTTGCGAAGATAAATCACTAGCTAGTCCTGATAGATCAGTTACTCCTGCGTATGGATTTGTTATTTCTTGTCTATTCGCCATAGCCTTTAACATCGCGGCTTTTGCTTTTTGTTTTCTTCCTCTAGCTCTACGCATTTCTTTATGCGCTTTACCGGCCTGTACTGCTCCTCCTACCGCTTTGCCTACTCCAGTTACCACTGCTGCTACTGCTGCCATATTGTTATTTTTTTAAATTATTCTTTTTATCATTTCATGAGATGGAGTTTCGTCTATAGTCCACCCTAGTTTTTTATGTATTTTTAATAAGCTATTGCTTCTGCTTATTGACATTAGGCATTTTTTACCTGCTGCCTTTACTAGTTCTTCTGCTGTTTCTATCAATAGCTTTACTGCTAAAGGTCTAGCTCTTTTGTTTCCTTTGTGATCAGATATTACCCAGTCTAACCAACATAAACCTGAATTACTCCAGTATAAAAAACCAGCGGCAATTGGCTTACCTTCATTTTCAATCATAATACCACCTGTTCCATTGTCAGGTAATATATCTTTATTTAATACAGGCCAACCCCAGTCTTTCCACCAACTTTCTAACAACTTCCAGTCATTTTCAGTTAGTGCTCTTGAATTTAATTTCATATGATTATATTTATCTATTATTGTAAGTAGTACTTACAGAAAATAATTGTTTAGAATCTTCTTTAGAGGCAATTCCATCGGTAGAAAACTTAACAGTTAAATACATACCTTTTATACCACTATTGTTGCTATATTCGTTTGGAAAAATTCCACCACCTAAAATTACCTGTCCAGGCAAAGTAGCGTTATTTGCTTTTATAGGTGCGTAATATTTATTTTGTTTTCTATCAAAACCTGCTCTATAATTAACCCCTTTATTAGTGTAAAAACCTTCGTCGTAACTAAGTATTCTATTACCTTCTTGTTCTAAATCAGTTTCTCCAAGAGCTGGTTGCTGTGGATTTGTATCTGTACCAGTATAATCTACATTAGAATAAACAACCTCCCAACCATTACTACCAGTGTATTCCATAGTTTTAAAAGTTTTTGTAAGTGTAGGTTGAGGATTAAACACAAAAATAACACTAGACTCTGTAGTTACACCGTAAAAAGTATTGTAGTTACTGTTGCTGTAGTGTTTCCAAACACCACTTTTAGCAAATGTATAATACTCTCCTTGTAAACTAGTTGATAGATCAGGTATATATGTTTGAAAGCTAACCCAACCATTTACAGAAGTATCGTAATGTAAAGTTTGCGATGCTAAAGTTACTACATAATTTTTTTGAAAAATATCATAACCACCTATAATTTCTTGATTAGAAAGAGAGTTTAAAGAGTTAAATGTATCTCTAAAATAATCAATCATACCAAAGTTAGATATTTCAGTAAGACCATTAGGCCCTAGTTGCATTGTTACTCCGCGATCTCTATCTGTAAAATATTTAAAGTATCCATATGTAGCAAAAGAACTTGGATCTTCAGAGATACCAAAGTTACCTTCAAAAGGAGTTGGTGTTCCAATGACTAAAGTACTGTTAGCTGTTAAAGGTTGACCTTCTTGTGTAAATACAACGTCTTTATCTATAGGCGCTCTGTTGACTTTACGCTCTTGAAATATAACTAAGTTTGTATTTTCTGCAAATAACTTTTGTATGCTTCCAGAAGCAGGATCAACTGCTCTTGTAATATCTTCGCCAATAGGAAATTGATTACTATTGTTGATACCGTTTTTAGAATTATATACACCTGAATATATTATGGCATTTTTTCTACGCTCTTGTCTAGATTCTTCTTCTACGATGTAAGCTTTGTTACCAAAGTCAACAGAAGCATTATTAAAACCACCTTCTATTCTTGCCTCTTCTACAAACCAATCTTCGTTTACATTTGAATCAATATACCCTTCACCGGTAGTTATATCTGGTGTACCAGTTGTTATTCCTCCTCCTACAGGATCTACACCTGATAGAAAATCTAGTTCACCGTCAGGCAATCTTTCTTGAAACTGAGTAGCGTTTTTTAGTCTCTTTAGCCAAAAGGAATTAAAGTACGATATTTCTAGTGTAGTCGCCATATATTATTATCACTTATTTTATATTTTTATTACAGTGGTCCAAGACATTCTGTACAAGGTATTACTGGTTGCGCTTGTTGAGCGTCATAATAGTTTACAGTAAATTCAGCACAGCTGTCGCAGTTGTTACAACCAACAGCATGAAGTCCATTGTTTCTAACCGCATATTCTCCAACATTTTGGAAAAAATATGTAATACTAGCTGTTGTTGCGCCAGGTCCTAAAACTTCTAGTTCATTAAAATTACCTACAGTTCCACCCGCTGGTTGAGAAGGTGAACCAACTAAACAAGTGGCTAATTGCCATGCGTCACTACTAGTTGGTCGGTATACTATTGTAAAATTAGTTTTGTACGTATGTTGGGTTCCTGTTGTTGCTGACTTAGTTAATATAGCTTGAATAGCCATTATACCTTGAGTTAAAGCTCCTGTTGTGTACGCAGGTGTAAACACCGGGTCTGGTAAAATTACACATTCAGTTTTATCAGCTCCATATCTAATTTCTTGCAAAACATTATAGTAAGATAAGTTTAGACCATTGTTAGATGTAAAACCATACTTAGGTCCTAAAGCTCCTAAAGCTGTATCTATAGTACTCATTATTGTAGTTGTGTCGCTACCAATATTTGCCCCAGCTGTTCCAGCAATACCAGAATTAACAAATCTATTCGCTCCAAAAAACACTTCTAAAGGTAAACCAGTTCCACCAAAAGATGAAGGACAAGATGTGTCTAGCAAACCTAATTCAGACGTAGGTCCAGCACATATAGCTTGATTAGTTGGAGGTGTTCCAAATACTAATTCATACTCACATGTTGTATCTAAGCTGCCAGCATCTAAAACACAAGAAGAAGCTGCATCAGTAACAGTGCATTCAAAAATATAAGTACCGTTAATTAGAGTTCCGCTTGTTAAACTTAAAGTACCATCTTGACTTATTGCCCATATAGCTGTAGAACCAACAGGTTCTGATGTAACACTTAAAGTGTAGCAAAGGTCTTGAGTTTCATTAGTTACATCTGCCGAACCGTTTTTAGCATTAGTAAATTGACCAAATACACCTGTCATTGTGGTATCATAACCTACTGTGCCACCTGGTTTACTACATGCTTGCTGTACTCCATTATCAGCAGAGCTAGTTTGTGCAGGTGTAAAACCTCCTATAGTTGGCGCTATGTTATTTAAATCAATAGTTATTTCATTTGACAATACGTCTATAAAAGCTCCAGCTTGATAACTTGTTTGAAAGCTTACAAACCATTGATTTGATTTAGTTACAGAAGAATATCCATACCAAAATAAACTGTTTGTTTCAAGATCAAATTTATCGTAAATTGTAGGAACAGACTCACTTATACTAAATATTCCTGTTACATCATTACCATTAGAGTCTAATACTTGAGTTATTATAGGAACACTATCTAAGGTTAACGTATTACCTGCTGAATCTTGAAAATCAAACGAAGTAATAATATCAGTTCCACTAGGAACGTCTTCATCAAAACTACCAAGCGTAAGAGATGTTTTAGTTACGCCTCCGTAATCTGCTAATACTGTATCGTTTAAATCTACAAAGTTTCCAGAAGTAGAAGTTTCATAAAATATTTCTAGTAAACTTTCTACAGGTTCTGTTTCTGATACACTTAAAAAAGGATACATACAACCAATATCATTAACTGGTACTGGAAAAGCTCCGTTGTTAGTAACTTTAGCGCCTAACGTATTTAATTGTGGCGAACCTGGTTGTGTTAAATTTGGTTGAGTATCTTCAGCTCCTATTTTAACAACAACAGCTAAAGGGTTTTGTTCTACGTTATAAAAGCTTTGCACTGCCCCAGCATTACCCCATGGTATATGAGGACCACTTCCCGAGGCATCATTAGTAAAAGCAGCTTTTGTAGAAGTACTATCAAAAGGAGAGTTAGCTAACTCTAAACCACCAAAACCAACTGGTCCTATAGTTACAGCTTCATCTTTTAATCTTCCTGGATAATATTGACAATTCCAAGGGTAATTTCTATTTTCATAATAAAAATTACCAGCCCCACCTTTTTGATTGTTGTTAATATTAGGGTTATTAACTCTTCCAATTAAACCAACTGAACTACTAAATTCGTTTTGAGTTGGTCCTACTTCATTTAAATCTCTAGGTACTTTATTTATATTATCTCCAAATAAAGAAGCAAACGCTATTCTACCATAATCGTTCGCTGTTGATATTGGATAACCAGATATATAACCTGGAAGATATACATTGTAATATTCTTGCTCTTGTTGTTTTACAACTAATTTGTATGACTGCCAACCTAAAACATTAGGAGGGTTTACAGTAACCTGCACTTGTAAACCAGTTCCTGTAATTATAATATTGTTATCAAGAATTTGACCATCAACATATCCACCACCTGATTGTACAATACTTAAACCAGTAACTCCACCAGCTCCATCAACAGTAATAACTTCAATCTCTAAACCACCACCTTGTCCATTTCCGCTATTAAATGATATTTCTTGCCCAACAATATAACCAGTACCTGGAGTAGCAACAGCAACACTATCTGTAGTTTTATCACGCCAAGATTTATAAAGACCTGGTTCGCCAGTTTGAGAGTTGTTAGTTATTTGCGTAACACCATTATTTATTTTTAATCTTAAAACATTTCCTAACCACTTATAAGTAGTTACGTCTGTAATAGGATCGTCAAGTTCTCCAAATGTTTTATAAGGAACGTATAATGTTGAACCTGCTAAGTCTGGATTAGAATCATTAGTAGATAAAACAACACTAGAAGCTCTACCATATCTATCACTTAAAACAAAGCCTGCTTGATAACTTCTATTTTGTTTTACAGTATGATAAGGATATTGAGCGTAATTATCATAATTAACAGATTTGTCTTCGTTAATAATTTCGTAATCAATACCATTTGGTGGAGTATGTTTTTGTAAAAAATTACCATACATAACTCTATTAGCTGTTATTTCTTGAGCTAAAGCTTTAACAGGCACATTGTCGTAAACTCTATTTTGTTCTGATGTTGGTAAAGTTCTAAAAGCTTTTATAGATTTATAATCAAAATTATAATACCATTCTCTTCCACTTAATCCGCTTCCTACTTGTGGTATTAATTGCAAAAAAGAAGGTAATATAGTATCATCTACTTGTATACTTTCTAGTATTTTAGTAGACAAAGCATCGCTTTCTTTATATAAAATTTCTATGTTTGTTATTTTATATTCGTTTATTAAATTGCTTACTACCTGTGCACTTGTAGAAGTGGTAATAGTTGGTAAAGGTACTTTTAAAGATACAGTATCTATGTTGTTTGTAAACCATTCAACAATAGTTGAATCATAAGCGTTTTTCATGTCTTGAAGAGTCTCATTTTGACCTCCTCCAAAAAGACCATTATGTTTAGGTATAAAACATATTTGTGTATAAGGAGCTGCTAAAGAATACTCATTGTCTTCAAATTTAAATCTATAGCTAAATCTTATAAATTTTTCTTCAACTAAATCAGGATCACCTGTAAATAAAGAATCGTAATCTGGGTTAGCAGCTACTGTTACATCATCACCGATAGCGTTAACCGTTACGTCTTTTGTGAGTTGTAAAGTTATAAATGATGATGTAGGAACAGATGACGGGCCGATATTTTGAATACTTTGTATGACTACTTCATCAGCAATAGTTATACCTACGCCACTTGGTCCTGTTAAAGTTTCACTTATTATAAAGTCACCTACTCTTGGTGTTGGCTGTGCGCTTTGATCATCTACTTTATTAAAATAACTATAATTTAATACTATATCATTACCGGCTACTACAGCTCCTGCGGCTGATGCTGTGGTTTCAAAACCATTTGTTTGTCTTTTATTAGCAAGGTTTTTTGAAGATGGTCTTTTAAAACTTACAAGCGCTTTTTGAGTTGCACCGTCAAAAGTGCCAGGTGACATGCCTGCTGCAAAGTCTCCATCTTTAAAGTTATTATAAATTGTAACACTAACGTTTGGTTCAATTGAAATAACGTTCCATAGTTCTTGATCTCCTTGATCTGGAAAACCTGTAGCTATATCACCTATTTTTATACCTGAAGTATCTACAACACTTAAAACATAACCTTTTAAAGGGCTTACTGCTTGAGCTCCTCCATTTGCACTTCTTACGATATCTTCAAAGACTAAAGGTGTTCTGTATGGATAATATTTTGCTACAGATATTTGATCTTCATTAACGTAATGAGTTGGTGAAGGTAAAGATTGAGGGTTAGCTAAACTAACGTTTATTTTTCTAGGTTGATTTCTATTGTCTGTCCAAAATAATAAATCATCTATAAGATTAATTCCTGTTATTTTATTTTTTTGACTAAAGTTTAAAAAATCTCCTCTAACTAATAAATCTAAAGAATCACTAATAGGATTGTATCTATGAATAGTGTTATTATATCCAATATAAATTTCATCACCTACTTGTAAGCTAGCAGGTAAAGGACCGTTAACTTGAATTTCTCCACTAGGAAATGAAGTTATATTTTCAACTAAAACATCATTTTCAAAACCGTTGGCTCCAGAAGGTAAACCAGATGGACCCCATGAATTTCCCCAAAGTAACATACCTATTTCTATGCCTAAAACACTAGGATCAATTTGGGTACCTAAAGAATTTTCTATTGTAAAAATATTACTACTACCACCTACAAATCCTCCAAAATAAACTACAGTATCTCTAGGACATATACTATCTTCTGTAAAACTAGAGCTATAAAGAAATATATCACCAGATGTTTCATTTGTAAACTGACCTATAAATTTACTACTTTCGCCAGTATATAAATTTCTTAATTCAGTATTACCTGATATGTTCTCAAACTCTCCTACTTCTGATCCTTGTGATCTACTTATTTGTAGATTTTGAGCATCTCTATATTCGCCACTTGGTAATATTCTAGAATCTAAGTCTTTATTCATTTTAGACTTTAGAAACGTATTAGTTATTTTTGGCATGTGTTATCGTTTTATCCATTTAGATTTACCTCTCATTACTTGAACTATTTCGTCAAGTTTAATGTTTGATAATCTTATTTTAGCATTTCTTAATTTAGCACTTTTTTCTTGTCTAAGTCTTTGAACAATGTACTCAGGTTGGTTAATTCTAGTAGAAATTATAGCATGAGAAATATAAGTATATAAAGCATCTTCTGCTAGTTTTGGTATTCTACTATCTAAATCGTAAGCAAGGCCATCAGAGATGTATTCTAATACAATTAAAGCACCTACTAAATTACTTGAGAAAGATATTTTACCTTCTCTTTCATTCATGTTAAACCATCCGTTATATTGAGCATATTGCGGAGACATTCCATATTGTTCTCCCCAGCCCCAATACCAGTAACCACCAAAACCCCAGTTATAACCTGCCCAGTCTAAACCTTCGTTATAAAGACCAAAAGATGGTAATCCATTTATTAAATTAGTATTACCTCTTTTCCATTTCATTTCAGTTAATGAAGTTCCTTCTGTATTTTCACCAAAGTTATCTTGAGTTGGACTACCTAAATTATCTTGTACTGGATTTTCATAAGGAGATATAGTTAAATTGTTTGATGGGTATATAATTCTTTTAACACCTAAAGCATCTATTCTCGAAACCCTAACATAATTAACATAGTCTTGTGGTAATATAACAGAAAGACTTGGAGGTATATTTAATTCTTGAGATTTTACAGATTTTAAAGTATCATAACTAAATTCCTGTAAACCACGTTTTGCGTGAAATATTATATCAGTTCTTTTAGCATCTGATATTAATTTGTCTTTTCCAACAAATCCAACTATAAAATTATTAACAATGTCTTTTAATGTTACATAACTATAACTTCCATAATTTTGCTCCGTAGTAACGCCATATGCATCTCTATTACCAAAGCTACCACCATCAATTGTTTTTAATTGACATACTAATATGTTATTCTGTGGTAGTGGAGCTGCTAAAGAAACAATATTCCTATCAACACTGTAAGATAATATATATTCTACATAAGTTATACCATCTACACTAGAGTATAATTTAAAATTATTTAAAGCATAATCAGCATTGGCAGGATCATAATCACCTAATATTAAATTAGTATTAAAAGTGAATGTAAAATCACTTTGTCCTGCGATATCTGTTACTGTAAAACCCTGCGCGCCCGCGTAATATTGTTGATTTGTTTCGGTGATTAATCCACCATTTGGTATTGCCATATCTTATTAACTTTTTTCGTTTGCATCTACGTTAGCTACAGCTTGTGAAGCTGTTTGTATAATAGTTGGGTCTTGTATTATAACACCTGCGTAAGCAAGTATTCTCATTATTAATTCATCTTGATCAGTAACGTCTAAGTCAAATTGAACTGAAGTACCTACAGCATATATAAAAGCACCTACGCTATTAGTTGTAAAACCCCAAAGAACATTGTTAGGCTTTTTTAAATATGATATAGATATATCATTAGTTATAGTGTTAGGATATACTTTAACTACGTCTTCTACGTAAGTATATATTGGAAAGTTTTCTGTAGGTTGAGTTAAAGGGGAAAGTAATAATTGTCTTAACTCATTTGGTTGAGTATATTGACCTAAATCTGTGTCTTTGTAAAATACAGAACCTAATCTATATAAAACATTTGTAGTTCCTATAACAACCGGTTGATCAGGATCACTAGTCTTTAATAAAGGAAAATTAGAATTAACTGCATCATAAGGTATTACAGTATTTTTTTGAAAAAATTGTAATTTTTGTTCAATGTTTTTTACTCTATCTGAATACTCTGTATCATTACTCGGTAAACGATATTGTTGGTTTAAGTCACTAGCATAAGCTTCAAACATAGTAAGTTGAGCTTGCGTAGCAATTTTATTAAACTCATCAGGAGTTATATAACCTCTTTGTTGTTGATTAAGGATTAATAATACCGTTTGATATACTGTGTTAACGTTTACCATTATATTTGTGTTTTAATAAAAAGGCGGACGAATCCGCCCTTGTTATTATTATTTTAGTCTTTTTTCTATTGACTTAAATACTTCTACTCCTTCATCTGTTTTAAACCACGCAGCAATAGCTGAGTAAGGGTTTTCATCAAATGGAACAGTCATTAATTTTCTATCATTACTAGCCCAATGAATTGATCTTTGGTCTGGTGATATTCTTATAATGTTATGTTCTACCGCGTTAATTGCAAAGTTTCTTAACTGCACGTTTTCATCAGCAGCAAGAGACATAAACAATCTAGCGTTCTTTTTAGCAAGTAATAATAAGTCTCTTCTTAATTCTTTTGAAGACATTTTATTTACTTTTGAACCATATTCTACTCTTACAATAGCTTCTGCTAAATCAATATCCATATCTCTAGCAACGTTTAATGCTTCAATTTCCCATTCAATATCTTCAAGTTCATCTTGTGCTATACTAACAGGTTTATGTTCAGTATACTTCAAATCTTTCATTGGGTGATATATAGATAATAACTTTTGTAAAGCTGTTTTTTCTTTTGGAACACTTAAAGTTCCATCAACAAACGTAATATGACCTAAAGTTACTTCACCTTTTTGTTCGTCACGAAAAGGACTATTCATGTTAGTAGCGTATCTTAATTCTCTTTGTTCATTTGTCTTATTGTCAAACCACAACATTGGATGTCTTAAAGTATGTTTGCTTGGTATTGTAAAAGTTAAAGGTGATTTACTTCCTTTAAGTAAATAAGTTCTATCTTTTATTTCCCAGCTTGGTTTAGCTGGTTTTTTTGGCGCAGCTTTCACTGCAACCTCTTGAGGAGCAACCTCAATAATTTCTTCTGCTTTAGCTTTTTTAGCCATAATATAATATAATTAAATAGTTTATAAAAGTAATAATTACCCCCGTTGATATAACGAGGGTAAAAATTACATTAGTATTGAGTTATTACACTCCTTTGAATAATACAAAGTTGTTAGCAGCTTGAGTTACTAAACATCTTTCTGATAGGAAGTTTACTTCCATAGCATCAAGAGTTGAAGTAAATGCACCACCAACAGAACCTGTTAACCATGATTTCATTCTTCTATCATCAGTTTGTGAAGCTCTATATCTTACGTGTAAGAAAGGGCGTCTGATGTTAGTTCCTAAAATTTGATCGTAAACAGTTGTTGTTCCTGCTGGAATTAATACTCCTTCAATAGACTGAGGTCCTACCATTCCACCACGAGTTGAAGCGTCGTTTAAGTATTTCCAATCAGTTTTGTAAAAGTCATAAGAACCTCTTCTGAAACCGCTGAAACCTAAGTTTAAAGCCATTTCTTCTGAGTTTTCAAATAATCCAAAAGCAGTACCACCATTGAATCCTGCAGAAATTCCTGCAAGCATATCATCAAAGTCAAGAGCCGTAGATCTGTCTAAGAATAACATGTTTTCTTCAATTGCACCTTGTGTATCTAAGTTTCTAAGAATACCATCGAAATCTCCAATACCTGTAGCAGCAGAGAATCCAACTTGTACATTACCTCTATCTTCGATAGCTGCAAATAAACCTTGAGAACCTATAGCGCCTGAAGCACCTAAAGCAACTGCAGAACCTGCTGCTGTAACTTCTGATTCAACACACATCATTTCTAGGTAATCTTCAAATCTTAATCTTGTTTCAGATTCAGATTTTAAATACCAAAGGTATCCACCAGTTCCATCTTCAGTAGCAACTTCTACCCAGCCGATTTGAGCTGTATCAGATCCATTTACTGTGTATTTGTTTCTGATGATAATAGGGTTGTTACTAAATTGTGTGAAAGCAGGTTCAACACTTACGTACTCATTGTTCGCTAGTGTAGAAGCACCACCGTTACTATTTAAAGTAACTGATCCTTTAGCATATTCAGAACCGTATACGAATATTTTAAGATCTCCTACTAATCCAGCAGCAGCCCAAGTAGACGTGTAAGGTTCAACTGTTATAGTACCACCTACACCAGGTGTAGAAGCTACTACTAAACATTTTACTTCACCACCAAAGTTATCTAAGATAACTACTGTAGCTCTAGCTGATACAACGTTTGATACAGTTCCTGGCAGTGTTAATACTGTTGGAGGTCCTGCAACTACGTTAGCAGCTGGTACATCATAAGCAATGTGTAATCTGTTTTGTTCTGACCAAATTACTTGGTCACTTGTCATTGGAAGCTCTGCTCCAACCATTCTTAAGAATCCAGATAAGGTTCTGTTACCATATCTTTCAACTTCAGCTTCGTAGATTTCTGGTAAATACTGCTGTGCAAAATCTGCAAAGTTAGCAGCTCCAGCATCTGTCCACTGTAAATAGTTAGATTGTAAAAGCTCTTGTTGTTGACTTGGTATTATAGTACCAAATTGTGGGTTTAAAGCCATTTTTTCTAAATTTTAATTGTTAAATGTTCGTTTTTTTATTTTCAATTTTGATGAATCAGATCCACTAATAGACTTTACCTTCATTCCACCCACAAAAACATCTCCACTGGCAACCTGCCTAGGTGTGTCTGTAGCCGGATTTTTCGATTGTTTAACGATAGTTTTAACACCATCTGCTTTACCTTGCTCATAAAAATGAGAAGCTAGCTTGTCCGCATTCATCGCAGCATATAAAGCTTTGTGGTAACCAGCTGCATCAGAAATATTTCCATTATTGTCAATAAATTTATTAACAAAATTTTCAATATTACTTTGAGCCTCTGCAACACGCCCCGGATCTTTTACCTTGTATCTAAAATTTTTGTCTCCGACAGAATAATCAAAACCTTTGAATTCTGATCCGAACAAATCATTAGTACGTTTTTGGAAAATTTCCTGTGACTGCTTTATAGTTTCTTGCTGTTTGTTGTAACGATTAAAAAAATCTGTAGCTTTTTGTTGTTCTGGATTAGCTCCAGGTCTGTTTTTTATATCAGCATAGTATTGATCTTTTAATTTAGTTAGATCATTTTTAGCATGAGCAACAGCTTCTTTGTAAGCTAGTTTTTTTCTTCGTATATCTTTTGCCTCATCTAAATCTTCATCGTATTGATAATCTTCTAATAATAGACCTATATCTTCACTGTCTAGATGTGGTTTAGTTTTTTTATAATATTCTTGTAATACCTGTTTATCATCTAAAGAACCATAATCTCTATTTAGTTCTACATAATCAGATACTGTACCACCTGTATCGTCCATAAACTTAACCAGCTTTTCAATATTTTCTGGTAATTTAGGAGTTTCAATTAAAGGTTCTTTTTTCTGTATTGGAGTAGTTTCAACTTTTTCAGTTACTTCTTCAATAATTTCAGTAAAAGGTTCTTCTTTAGTTTCAGTAAAAGTTTCTTCTTTAATTTCAACAATTGGTTTTTCTTCTACAACTTTTTCTGGTTCTTTAGTTAAATCCATTTTAGCAACAGCTGGTTGTACCTCGCCTTGTGCTTCTGGTTTAGATAAATCAATTTTAGCTACTTCTTTATCAGATTTAGCTAGTTGTTTTGGTTTTTTACTTTTTGGTTTTGACTTTATTTTAAAGTCACCCTCCTGTTTTACAGGTTCTTTTGCTTCTTCAGCCATAATATAATATAATTAAATAATTAATAATTAAGCAACTGGAAATTGATCTTCCATTTGCCCTTGTTGTTCAAAATTAGTAGGTAATAAATCATTTTTTCTTTGATCTATCATAGTACTTTGTTGTGTACCTGCTATTCTTGTTCTTTTGTCTTTACGATCTTCTATTTCTTTTTCTCTTGTAGATTCTCTTTGAGTTTTCATTTGTTCTAATTGAACTTGATAATTAAACTCTTCTGACATTAATTCTCTTTTTATTTGAGCCTCTGCTTGCATACGTTGTATTTCAAACTGAGACTTAGCTTGCTCAAAGTTTACTTTTTCAGATGTTAAAGCTTGTTGTTTTTGTACTTCAGCCTCTGCTGCAGCTTGACTAGCTTGAGCGTTTGCTTGTGCTTGTTGTTGAGACATTTCAGCTTGCATTTGTCTTTCACGTTGTAACTTACGTTTACGTTTCATTTTTAACATTTGGTTAGCAAGCTTTAAATTACGTATTTGACGTATTTCTATTGCATCTTCTAAATCAATACCACCACTTGATAAAGCCACCTGTATGTTTTGTTCTAACATTGCTTTTTCTTCTTCATCTGGCTCAAGATCTAAGAATATACCAAAGTCATGTAAATTAATTTGTTCTAAACCTCTTAACGTTTCAGTATTAAATATAGATATACTTTGTTTTAATACGTTAGCAGTTAGAGGATAATCTAACATGTCATTAACTTTCTTAGATATATTTTCACATATTCTTAACGTTAAATATAAACTAGCGTTATTAATATGTTTTGTAGCTATATTAGAAGCTTGTGCTGCTAGTTTTTGTAAACCAACTAAAGTACTTTTATCTGGTGTACTACCATCTCTTGCTTCGTTTAATCCTGTTACATCACGTATCATTTGTAAATAATAATTATACGTAGATATTAAACTTTGTATTTTAGCTTGACCAGAACCTGTAGCTAATTCTTGTACAGGTACTTTACCTCTATTTATATCACCATCTTGTGTTAAAGATCTACCCACAACAGAACCTGTTTGGAAATACATATTAAGAGCTTCTGCTGGATTATAATTTGTACCATTACCTAAATCAACCTCTGCTAAACCGTCCATATCTAAGAATACACCATCTGGCACCATTCTAGCTATCACTTGTTGTAGTTTAAGATGTGTTATTTGAATCATGTCTGCAAAACCAGTTATTCTACCAACTGTAGAATCAATACGACCTTTATATATTCTAGGAGCGCATATTGCATAATTCATTTCTACTTTTGTAGTGTCAGCAAAAGGTCTTGTCATATTAGGACACATTTCCCACCTTAATAATATATTTGTTCCTAAAACTTTAACACCTCTATATAAAACTTCTATTGTTCTTCCAACTCTTTCAAAGTTATCATTTTCAGGTGGATTAAAACTATCTGGTTTTTCTATAGCCTTTAATAAACCGCTTTCTGTTTCTTTTATTTTAAATACTTGATTACTATATGTTTTGTATTCAAAATACAATAAAGGAATAGTATTAGAATCCCATGCTCCTTGACCAAAACCATATTTACTTTCTTGACTACCTTGATATTCTTGTATTTTTTCTAATACATTATCACTTAAGCTTGGAAATTGTTTTGCTATTTCTGGTAATGTTTGCGCTTTTAATTCACCTACATAATATATGTCTTCAAAATTTGGATCTTCTGTGTAAGAATATATTAAATAAGCTGGATCTACATAATCAACAGTTATACCGTTTGATACGTTAAAATCTGTTTTAACAGCTCCAATACCACAAGTTACTAAATCATAGTTTACTCTACGTCTTGTTAAATCCCATTTGTTATAATCTAACACTTGGTTTATAACTTCTTCTTCTGCTATTTCTACAGACTGCTTGTAAGTCAACTGCATATGAAGCTCTAACTCTTCTGGTGTTTGTGGTAATTGATCTTCAGGTATGTTAGTATTATATAGCTCTTTTCCTAGTTGAGCTGTTATTTGTTTCATTGTATCTCTTGCGAAAATATCTTGCGCTAATAATTCAGCATAACTAGTTCTTTTTTGTATAGCAGCAGGATCTTGTGCAAAAGCATTTATATCATAATCTTTGTTAGAAATACCATTAGATAATATATCTACGAATTTAGATATAATAGGTACTGGTTTCCAGTCTAAATTAAGATAAGACAAATCACCATTAATAGATAATTCATCTTTATATTTTTGAGTAGGTTGTTCGCCTCTAGCGTATAATCTAAGTCTATTATAATTATTCCATGTGGTTAGATATCTATTGCCATTTGTTCTCCCTTGATTAAACCATTCTTGCTCTATAGCTTGAGCAACCTGCTCGCCATATTCCCAAGATGCTTTTTCAGCGTCGCTAACCACTTGGCTAGGAAAAATGCTATTACCGTTAGTATATACTTTTCTCATTTAATCTATCATTTTAGATAATAACCCACTATTATCAAATTTTTTTATTCCTAAATCATAATTTTTTCTCATAACTTGAGGAACAGGTCTATATTTATTTTTATTACAAGCCATTATTGCTAAACCAGAGCTAATAGAAGCATCGTGTGTTGTTCTATTGTTTATATTAAATTTAGCCCAGTCTTCTAATGTTCTTTGAAAATATGTATCTCCATATGTATTGTCGTCTCTAAGTCCAACGTAGCTTTCAACATAGCTTTCTATAGCAGCAGCGTGAGCTTGCATTATATCTTGACTAGAGTTAGGTATACCACCTATTTCTCTTTCTGTAACAGATAGTTTGTTATAAACTTTATCTGGTCTATTCATTGCAAAACCTCTATAACCTCTACGTTTAAAATGGTATAGTAATCTAGGTTTATTATTCTCAGCAAGTATTGGCATACCATAAAAAATACAAGCCATTAAAACATCTTCAAAGAATATTTCAGCTGTTTGTGGACGAGCGATATATTCTAAAAAGAAATGATTTGGTGGCACGTCTTCCATGCTAAATTTAGTTAATCCATGCAAAGCTCCATTAGAACCTCTACCGTCTACTGTACCTGATATATCATAACTGTCACAACCAAAAGCTCCTAAAGTATCATTACCAGGATATTTATTGCCTAACTTACTTATTACATTATTTTGTAATCTTTTAGGTGGAACCCATGAAACAAAAAATCTTCCGTTTTTATTTGGTACAAATATAACAGTAGTATCTTTAATACCTCCTGTCCATTGAAAACTTCCTTGTGTTACAACAGATGATCTTTTTATATCTGCATTCCAGTCTATTTGTTCGTATATTTTAGTTAAATTAAACAAAGAAGATTTAGCCTCATCTCTAAAAGCATGCTCTTCAGTTCTTGGAAATTGTCTATAAAATTCATTTAAAGCATCTTGATCTTGTTTTAAACCATCAACTTCATTTTGCCAGTATTCAATGACTCCAATTGTAATCGGTGTTCCGTGAGGGCCTTTAACAAGGTCTTTTGGTGAGTCGAAGACAGGATAACCGTAAGAATCAATGTATCCTTCGTAATTCCATTCCATAGGAATGAACAAAGAATAGAGTCCTGAACGTGTCTGTCCATTTGCATTTCTTTTTGTGACATCTGAGTCATAAAATAATTTTTTAAAATTCGCGCCTCCTTTATCTAAAGCATTTGATGTTGATCCCATCATGCACTTACCGATAATTCTACTACCTAATCTAAGGGTGGTTTTCGTAACGCGCCAGTTGTTTTGAATATTGTTCGGGCGTTCCCATTTACCTGATTCGTCGTGGACGAGGAGCCTGAGTTTCTCTCCATCGTAGGCGTTGTCCCCCGTGTTTTTCCAGTCGATCGTGGTGTCCAACCCGGTGAGATCCTCGGTCTGCTCGGTTGATACGATTGATCTTCTTGTGAACTTGGACGCTGGTACTCTGTATGCGAGTTCGGTCTTTGGGCGGTCCATACCGTCCTGGATCGGTTTGAAAAAGAATGGATAATTAACGGATATTGGTACAACCTTATCGGTGAACATCTTCTTAGCATCGGAGCCAGATTTGGACAATATCCCAAAACGTGAGTCGCTTGATATGGTCGCCATATCCACTGTAACTCCGGACGCCATAAACGAAAAGCCTGAACGTCTATTCTTGAGATAGCACATACCGTAACACCTTGCATCAGCGTGTACTGCGGTCCAGAATATGAAAAAGAGACGGTTTGCCTCTCGAAAGTCTGGCTGCCCAACGTCAATCTTACTCCACTGCAAGTACATATAATGATTGCCAGTAATGTAAGTAGGCTTATCTTTGTTAATATACCAGAAACCTTCTTCACGCCTTCTAAATTCTTCATTAATATATTCATACCATTGCTCTTTAAAATCTTCTGGATATTCTCTCCAGTCGAATACTGTTTTTATTTTTTTTAAAACTTTAGGATATTCAAAAACTGTCCATTTATTTTCTTTAAACTTATGAACGTTCTCTTCTAAAGGCAATGCTATTTTAAGTCCTTGAATGTCATATATTTCACCTATTTTACCAGTCTTTGAAATAACAATAACATCATGTTCTGCGTTATAACCATACTCCCATTTTTTATACCTATTTAATTGTTTTATTATTTTAGGTTTTATATGATCGTCTAGTATTTTATATAAAGTTTGCTCGTACATTACTTAGATCTTCCTTCAGCAAAACCTTTAAACTGTTTAGGTTTCTTAGTTTCGTTTTCTATTTTACCTTCAATTATATCTTCTTCTTCTTGTATTCTATTTAAAATTTCAAAAGCATCAAATATAGCAAGCTTTTTTGTAGCTGCAGCATTTTTAAGTCTATCAGCAGATATATCATCATCAGAGTCAACAATAGGTTCTTTAGCTACCTTTATTAATTCTTCAACTGCGACTTGCCCAGCTAGGATTATACTCTTCTTGGTTTTCTTTATTTCCATATTTAATTACAATATCATTTGATTTCATACAATAAAGACGTTGGTCGTCTACAATAAATTCCCATTCAGCACCTGGAACAAAACCTATAGTGTCTCCTGGTTTAATATTAGATGCTTCTAGTTTATTATTACTAATTTTAAGCACTCCAACACTAGGATCTTCTTTTCTGTTGATTAGATCATTAGAATTTTTAATAGGCATTACAAAGCACCTATCTCCAAAAGATAACCACTCTGTATCGTGTTTATATAAATATATTTGATCAATAGCAGCAAAATACATATTATCTTTAAAATAAGATCTACTGTTGCTTTGTTCACCTTTCATATTGTAAAATCTTCTAAATATGTTTTGATGAACAATTATAGTATCACCTTTTTTTATAGGAGTTTTTAAAGCTATTGGCAACGCTACAACTTTTGCTAATCTATTAACAAATTTCCAAGACTCAACTTTAGTGTTAAGTATTAAATCTTTACCGCCTACTGTTTTTTTATTATCATACCTATCACCTACAGGTTCTATAATAAAATCATATATACTATTCATTAATATTCTAAATCATACTCTATAGATATAGCCATGTTAGAGTTAAATTTCTTCCACGGCAATACCTCGTTATTTTTCTTTATATGTATGTTATATGAATTATCAGTTGTGTCTAAAAGTATATGAGATATTTCATGACCACCATAAACTTGTTGACCTACAGAATAATGCATAGCATCATTTTTATAATCAGAACCAATGCTGATTTTTCTAACTACATTATTCATTTTCTTGATTTTCAGTATAAGTTCCGTCTTCTAAATTTATATTTATAGAACCGTATTTATTTTCTAATTCTTTTTTTACAACATCTTGGTCTTGATTAACTCCTGCTATTTCATGAAGTATAGCATGTTTTTGAGTTTCTGCCAATCCTATTTGTTGTGTTAGTTCAAAAAGTTTAGACTGAAAGTCTCTTACTTTTTTTAATTCTTCTTTAGTAATTTCTTTTACTTTTTCCATTTTATTTAATTTAATTTGTCATTATCCAGTGCCTTTTATATATAGAAGTTCTATTAGTGCTTCCTTCAAATTTCACTGATAAAGTGTTTTGGTCTACATGTTTATAGGTTAAAAACACTTCCCATTTATTTTTAGAGTTATAAATTCTTGTTTTAACGTAGTCTTTTTTTTGTTCAACCACAGTCTCTGCTACAGTGTTGTTATCTGTAAAAGAGAAATTAACAAACTTAAACTCTTTGCCGTTATGCAGTATAACTACATAATAACTTGTTGTGTCACTTGACCAAACTCCTTTTAATTTTTTGCTCAAGTCTTGACTTTGGATGCTAATACTAAATAGCATTAACACACTTAATAATAAATTTTTCATTTAATTGGATTTAATTAATATAATACTCTTATTTATTATCACCTATTTTTTTGAATTTTTCCACCCCTCGTGAACCAAAGTATGCTACATAAACTGTTATAAGTAAAGATTTTAATAAATCTACCCAAGTATTATCAACTCCAAAACCTATATTACCGCTGTCTAAAAGTATTAAAACAATTAAAGACACAGTTAAAAATATAAGTGTCATTGGTCTTGTATTTTTACTTAACCATGAGTCTGACGCCATGTCACTAGACCAACGTTTACTTATTTCTTGCATTTCAACTATATCTTGTTGTAATAATAATAAAGCTTTTTCTTTATCTTCTGGCGGTAAAGCCTGTTCTTTATGTATAAGATTTTTTACTAAACCCATAACACCATTGTTAGGTAATACATCGCCTACAGTGTTTAATATGCCAGGAGCTGCATTAGATAAAAATTTACCTACTTTAGTGTCTTTAAATTTTTTTGACATATTAAATATTAATATTTTTTAAATGGATCTGTTTTAGAATACGCTTCTTTTTCCCAAGGCAAGTTTTCTGCACCTTCTTGCATTTCTTCTCTAGAGTATTTTTTACCTTTCCAATACACGTTTTCATCATCATAATCTAAGTCACCTCGTTTCATTTGATCTATATGTACTTTCTCATGCTCAATAACACTTTGTCTTTCTTCAGGGTCTTTTATTTTGTCTGATACTAAAATAGTACCGTTATTATTAGCTTTACCTAGAACTCCTTCTTCAAGATCTGTATTATATATAGGTGTAGCATCTTTTAAAAATGGAGCTTTTACAGTAAATTTATTTTTTAGTCTAAGCATATTACTTTGAATTACTATAAGGGAATTTTTTATTTAAAGCTTCTTGTCTTTGAGCGCAACCACATGGTTTACCT